TGTCCGAGTGGTCTAAGGAGATTAAATTTAACGAAACTAGTAAAAAAGGCAACTTGTCCGAGTGGTTAAGGAGACAGACTTGAAATCTGTTGTGCAAAGCACGCGTAGGTTCAAATCCTGCAGTTGTCGTATCTACTTTTAGAAAAAGTAGAGCAAAATAATATATATTAGAAAACAATATAAAGACAAAATGACAGTATAATCCCTAACGGGGAATAGTATCTTACAGCAATTAACTTATGGATATGAAAACTTCTCTTCGGTGAATTCCGAATCATTTTAACAAAAATGAGATAGGAGAAATTTTACCAAAAAAGATACTAGTATCAAAGCTCATATAGTGAAACGGTTATCACAATTGTCTTATAAGCAGTTATCCTGGGTTCAACTCCCAGTATGAGCATTAGAGTTAAAATATTTCAAATACTTATTATATTTGAAATATATATGAAGACAGGAAGACGCATGCCAAAAATAAAGAATGATTTAGTTACCATAAAGAAGTCCAAAATTGAAGGATTAGGAGTGTTTGCCTCAGTAGATATTCCAAAAGGCACTAAAATCGCTGACTATTATGGTAAGGAAATGAAATGGAAAACATTCAAAAATCGTTATGGTGAATATAAATCAAATTCTCTCTATACTTATCCTATGAGACGTATTTGGAAGATACTTGTTGCAAAAGAAGAGCCATATAAGAGTAAAAATTTAACAAATTATATCAATGAAATACCTGGCAAGTCAAATTGTGAGTTAAAATTGCGTGCACTTTATGCAAAAAAAGACATCAAAAAAGGTGACGAATTGCTATTAGATTATCCAAAAGATTATAACCGATTTTGGCTCAATAAAACTATAAAAAATAAATCCATTAAAACTACTTAAAGATAATTATACTATATATTGTGTAGGGGGAAACCCTGAGGATACCGCATATTTTTTCTTATCTATTATTTTCTATATACTCGTGGTCTTATTTAAAAGTGTGCACCCTGATTAAGTTCGGGTTTAAATGAGACGATTATTAACTGAGATTCGGTTAATTGAAAACGAGTTGGTATCCTTACAGCAAACCAATTTAAATTAAATTAATTATAATGGTAAATGTGTTCTTCGGAATTCCAACGTAACCCGTTGCTTTTATACACATAAAACTGTATAATTGAATCAATAACGTTTTCTACATTAGAGGTCGGTTGGCTTTAAGCTATAAAAAAAGATGGTGGTGGTTAGCCTTTTTGTGGTCTTATAGTGTAGTGGTTTAGCACCGAGGACTTTGATAAAAATGAAAATATCCTCTGACCTGGGTTCGAATCCCAGTAAGACCTTTTATTTTAATATTAATAATTTAAAAAAATAAAATTAGAATACTTATTGTGAGCATTATACAAACAAGTATATAGAGAAGTTTTATCTATTTTCTTATATTTAGAAAATATATAAATTAGTTTTTTATAATATAATAAAAAAAAATGATTTAAACAATATGACTGATATAAGTAGTAATATTATTTATAATATCGTTGAGATGGATTTAATCAACTTAAACAAAGCTGAACTTTTAGTGAGATGCGAAGAACTTGGAATTACTAAATGTAAATCCAAAAACAAGATTGAATTAATTGAGCTTATTAATAAAAATCTAATTTCTAATCCCGTATCAGTTAAAAAAAATAAATTAATTATTGAAGATGACGATAACGAAGATGAGCCGTGCAGTGCAGAAAATACTCTAGATTCAAGTACATCAACATATACATTAGTAGATTTATTTTCTGGAACAGGCGCATTTTCATATGCGTTTCACCAAACTAATAAGGTAAATACTATATTTGCAAATGATATGTTAGACAGTTCAGAAGAAATATTTAACTTAAATAATATCATTAAGTTAACTAAAAAGAATTTAATAGATATAAAAGATGCTGATATACCTAAATCAGATATAATAACAGCGGGATTTCCATGCCAACCGTTCAGCATCGCAGGAATGCAAAAAGGATTTGATGATGAAAGGAGTAATGTATTTTGGAAAATATTATCTATAATCAAACATAATTCTCCAAAAATAATAATATTAGAAAATGTTAAAAATTTACAAAGTCACGATGATGGAAAAACCTTCAAAATTATTATTGAAAATTTACAAAAATTACATTATCATATCAAATGTTCAATATTAAATACTAGCAAAATAACTGGAATACCTCAAAATAGAGAAAGAATATATATTGTATGTTTTAAAGATGAAAATTTGTGTGATAACTTTACTTTTGATTTTCCAGAAGTACCTTTGAAACCAGTTTCTGAGTTTCTTGAGAAGGATATTCCTGAAAAATATTATTATAACGATTCAACAATAATATTTAATGAATTAAAAAATAGTATTACAAAACACATTTCAACAAATACAATTTATCAATATAGAAGATATTATGTAAGAGAAAATAAAAATAATGTGTGTCCTACATTAACAGCAAATATGGGCGGAGGCGGACATAATGTTCCAATAATATTAGATGATAAAGGCATTCGTAAAATTACACCAAGGGAATGTTTTAATTTACAAGGATTCCCTAGTGACTATAAAATGCCAAGTATGTCAATGAGTAAATTATATTCATTAGCAGGAAATGCAGTATCAGTTCCAGTAGTAAAATTGATAGCAAATAAGATTATGGATTTGATTTAATTTTCAAATTTTTTTGTTATAAATAATAATTTGGCTAAAAATATCATGATGAGTGTGAAATATAATACAAAATTGCTTAAAGAATACTTGGTATTCTTATATTATAAAAATGGTGCATGGAACTTATTACGGTATTCAATATGAAGTTAAACTAACAAAGAATATTGATTTTTATAATGATTTATTACCAATTTGGATGGAACTTCGTGCAAGAATTGAGATGCAAAAAGATATAAAGAGTAATAATTATAAACTAATTATTATTCCTTATAGTGAATTTAATGAGCAATTATCTAAAAATTCACTCTTTACATCTTATGTAAAAGAGAACAATTCTGTTTCATATTCGAAACCAACACAAACAGAACAATATTTAAGAAGCAATAAGTTTGCAATAGTAAGACAATACGAAAAATTAATTAGAAATAAAGCTAACTTACCTGAACCAATAACAATAGAAGAATATACCAAACTCTCTGACGAAATGCAAAAGCTGAAACAAATAGATTTATTGGACAAAAATATGTCACAAGATGAATGGAGAGAATTTGATAAAAAATATGATGAAATTTATATCCAATTACAAATTCAGAGAATAATACATGATTCAGAGTATTTTGATGAGATTAAAAATTTACATAAACAATTACTAGAACAAGTTACTTTTGACGAAGAACAGAGTGAGCGCATACAACAAGTTATTTCTCATCCAAAATTGGATGGTATTATTAGCTGGCATGGATTAACTCTAGTAGATGGTTTTTATTAAATTTAAAGCATTTATTTATTTTATATATATTTGAAAACAACTTAAAGACAAATATTCATTATTATATGGAAAGGAAACAATAAATTTAAATAGATTATTTTTATTAGTTCCCGAACCAAAAATTGACACCTTACAGCAAATTAAAATTTAATTAAATAATCAAAACTTATGGTGTCAGTATCTAGTATCGGGTTGGCGCAGAGGAAGCGCATCTGGCTAATATGAATTTATTAATTCAAAGACACCTGAAGTCGAAGGTTCGAGCCCTTCACCCACTATAATTTATATTTAAATATGTATCCTTTTACACATTTATATTTTTTTTCACAACATCTATGGATAGAAGACCTAGCTATTTGCAGTTCTTTAGAAGCGTCACTTATACTTGGAAATGTATTAAGTAAAAAACTATTTAAATCATATTGTTCAATAACTTTACTTGTCTTTATGTTACCCTTTTTTGATTGACTTATTTTTTTATTAATATCATTTTTTTTATTATCATCATAAGAACTTTTTGTTTTTATCATTTTTTCTACAGCTTCTCTATTTATTTTTCTTCCTTTTAATGAGTTACTAATTTTATTTTTTACTTCTTCTGTATGTGGCTTACCTAATTGAGGACAAGTTCTAATGATATCTATTCTATTTTTTAAAGCTGTTGATATCTTTATTTTTGTTTCTTCATTATGTTTACCTCCACTTTGTCCTCCAGAGCGTAAATTATATCCATTTGGAACTAAACTATCATACTTTTTTATATATTCAATTTCAAATTGATTTAAATCATTATCAAAGCATATACAAATTAATTCAAATTTAAAATTTTCTATTCCATATTTATTAAATGCTGATTTTAAATATCTACAGTTACTTTTATTATTTTTATGTTGTTTCCATCTCAAATCTAAATTTTGTGTAGTTTGTCCAATATAACATTGATTATTTATTTTATTAGTTATTTTATAAATATAGCCCATGTAAATTGTATAAATTTATATCTTTATATCAATTTATTAACTCTTTTGTTTCTTACAGCAATTTTTAAAAATAAATATTTTTTTAAAAGAAACAAGCAACTCATTGGGACCATAGTTTAGTGGTAGAATATATGCTTTGGGTGCATATGACTCGGGTTCCTAAGGCAGTGCGTTTCGCAAATCCTGTAGGATGCACAGTGGTCACGTAGCTCAGTAGGTAGAGCATCAGGCTGTTAAATATTAATTACAAATACCTGAGGGTCACAGGTTCAATCCCTGTCGTGACCGTTTTATTAATAATATAAAATTCAAATACTTTTATATTATTCATATTTCCAAATAAATCCTTTTGCTGTTTTTCGCTTACCACAACAAACCATTGAAATATTATTTTTTGTTGTTTTAATTAAATTTGCTGACCCATTTGCTCAAAGAATTCCTCGCATATTTTCCATAATTGACACTCATTATTTACCTCAACATAGTCATCACAAAAATTAGGATGCATTATATCAAGGAACTCATTTATATTCATTATTATATATATTGAATATAAAATACTTATCTCTGGAATATCTTAATACATTCCCATATTTTTGCAGATTCATCAAAAGTAAAAACTCCACGCTTTTGGGCTAATGAAAGAAAACTAACCATAACATTTAAAGCTATATTTTCATCATTAATTTGAACATCAACTAATTTAACTTCCTTCTCAGGTTGAGGGACTGTCTCTGTCATAGTAATATTATTATCCATTATATATTCAATTAATTACTTTTTTTTAAGTTTTTATAGATGTAACATTTATTTCTATATATAATTTATAAAATTATTTAAAGATTAGTCATATATTTATATAGAAACAAAATGAACGCAAACTGTAATATGCTCTTAAATGACTCAATTCTCAACTCTGAAATTAAAAATAAGGGTTTCGCTATCTTAGATGAAATGTTTAAGAAACATGGTTGGCATATGCAAAAAAACGAATTAAATTGGATAAATTACACCAAGTTTGGGGATGAAACTAGTTCCTTTGATATTAAAATTACTGTTGATAAAATTATCGTCAGTGTTCCACTTAAGAATTCAATTTATCAATTTGTAACTACATTTAAGGGCTATTATGAAGCGAGTGAATACATCGAACAAAAGTTTTTTGATTATATTAAATAAAAAATTAATATGTTAAAATGATATAAATAGTACATTATATTAACTAGAAGAAACCAAGATGGCTAACCTTATTGATATTACTGCAAGCACTTTATCTCAAAACACATTCTGCTTTGAGAGTTCAAATGTTGATATTGAGAAAATTCCTGCACCTTTTGAGAATGCAAAATTTGGTATACTTAATTTTACAGCAGTTACATCAACAGAAACTGATAAAGAACTCGACTTCGTATTTGTCGTCGATTGCTCGGGTTCTATGTCCGATAGATGTTCTGACGATAGAAGCAAGATGCAACATATTATTCATACATTAAAAAATATGATTATATTTCTCCACGAGTGTTCTTCTATAAATGTAAATATTACAATAAATGCGTTCGATATGCAAATATATAAAATTGTTGAACACGTAAAAATTTCCGATGATAATTTTAATGAGCTTCTTGCCAAGGTTGACAGAATACAACCAAAAGGAAACACGAATATTGAATATGCTCTTAGAAATTCTGCTGATTATATTCAAGAATTAAAAACAACATATCCAGCAAATATTATAAATCATATCTTTATGACTGACGGCGAAGCTACTGATGGTTCAAGAGAAATTGAACTACTTAAAACTCTAGTAGTTGATAATATTATGAATGCATTTATTGGTTTTGGCATTGAGCACGATGCTGGTCTTCTTAATGGGATCGGTTCTGTTGGTAAAAGCTCTTATCATTTCATTGATAAACTAGAAAGTGCTGGTTTTATTTATGGAGAAATTCTTCATTCAATCATCTATAAATTGTTAACTGATTGCGAAATTCAATTGAGAAATGGTCTGATTTATGATTTTAAGACAAATACGTGGGTGAATAGATTGAAAATTGGCGATATTATCAGCGAAGCTAATAAAACATATAATATTATATCAGAAAATCCTGATGAATTTGCTGTAAATATTCAAGGAACAATGGATGATATGGTAGT